GATTGGACTTCATTTTGGTCACGGGTTCGCCATGACCAAAGTAAATTCAACTATATCATGATGCTGGTGCGGACGGCGGGACTCGAACCCGCACACCCATAGGGCGAGGGATTTTAAGTCCCGAATTCCGTCAATATTTTCAACGGATCGTCCAACAGATTCACGCTTTGTTGCCCTACGGCATATCAATACCTTAGCAGAATTGTTGGAAAGAAATTGGTCCGGTCAGGCGCCCCACATGGGGCCCTCAGGATCGGGATAGAAATCGGCTGGCGCCGATCGGGCGCGCGGCCGGGTAATCTCGACGTCGACGAAGTGATCGCCACCGCGACTCCCCGGGAGCGTCGGCCGGCCGCCGCCGAATCGCGCGCGGACGAACGCGGCCGTCGTGTCGAGTTCCTGGAACACCGCCGCGACCTCTTCGCCGGCGCGGAGCATCTTGCCGATGTAGGGCGCGCGCTCGGCCGTCAGATAACCGACCTGAACGCCGCGCGCGCTGAACACCGCGATCGCGTTCCTGTCCTTCTTGTTGGCCGGCTCGAGCCGAAGCTCGACCGGCTCGCCGGGAGAGCACTTTATCAGTTCGGCGGCGCGCAGGGTCTTGTCGGCGTTCTGGTAGCCGATGCCGACAACGGCGAGGGTGAGTTCGAGTTCGGTCATGCGGCAGCGCTTTCTGCAGGCGCCGGATCGTCTGGCCTGGTCGGCCCGCTTGGCGGAGGAGCCTGCAGCAAGGTGCCAGGCGGCAGCGTCAAAACGATCGCGTCCGCGTCGACCTTCCAGGCCTTTGCAAACGCGGCCAGTTCGGAGCGCGTGATCGGCGCGCCCTCGTCGATCTTTAGCAGGCGCTCCTCGCCGATGCCGCAATCGCGCGACAGGTGTCGGTAGGAGACCGTCGAATGGATCGCCCAGGCGAACAGCCACGTTTCGCCGGCAGCGATGGCTTGGGCTACCGCGTGGAGAGGCGGGGGGACGGGGTCGTTCGCCCACGCGGGCGGCCGGGCTTTATGCGGCGACTCGGGCATGTCCACATCATAGAACAAATATGGAACACTTGCCACCCGCAGCTGGCAGCCAGCCGGCACGGCAGCGACCTCGATCGTGTACCGGCGGGCGGCGCGCTTCTCACGACACGCCGACCGCCTGACCGTCGCCGTTATCCTCAAGCCGGCGGGGCTGGCGCAATTATACCGCCGGCAGCAGCAGCCGCATAGTCCGGGTTAGGGACTGACGTGCGCGCATGGCGTCGAGGCCACCGAACCGGCCCCGTCGGCGAGATCGTCGCGGGTAAGCCTTCCGGCATGTCCACACCCGGAGGTCTGCCCAATGACGACACAAAATCCCGACCCGAATTATGTCAAACATCGCGCGCAACAGAACCGTCGAACCCGGCTGGCGAAGCGCCGCTTGAGAACGCGGAAAAGGCGAAAAAAATAGGCTCAGCCTAACTTTCCGCTTGCAGAAAGTAGGCTCAGCCTATATTCACTCTCTTGTCAGACGGCGACGGTGTCCACCCAAGCCCGCTGACAATGTGAAGGAGAAGCGACGTGTTACCAGCACTCGCCCTCCGGATCATCCTGAAGTGGTTTACGATCGAGATCGTAATCCGCTTCTAAGGTGACCGGCCCTCCGACCCGGAAAAACCGGGCGGAGGTGCCGGGAGCCAGAATAAGGGCCGAACGATGAAGATGCAAGGTGATCAACTGAGGGAGCTGCGTAAGCACTCCAAGCTGACCCAGGGCGAAGCGGCCGAGGCGCTCGGGATCTCGGCCGCCTATTGGGGCGAGCTGGAACGCGAAGAGAAGTTTATCGACACCCGCCTTGCCCAGCGCATCAGTGACGCGCTGCAGACGCGGATCGACGTCAGCTATAGCGAGGGTCTGGCGGGCTGGACGGTCGCAATTACGACCGTGCTGCGCCACGGTCCCGGCCAGCGCCCTGGTCGCCGGCATGAGGTGCTCGCGAAATATCCGACCGAGGAAGAGGCGCGGGAACGCGCTGAGGCGGTCAAGGCGGACCGTGAGCCGCTCGCCCGCATCGTCGTCCATCCCCGGCGGGATGAGCCGCCGGTGACCACGCGGTGAGGCCGTTCCCGACATCGGCGCAGGTTCGCGCGAAGCTCGCCGAACTCGTGGAGCGCGACAGGGCGTCGCTGGCGTACCTGTCGCGCGCGCTGGGGCGCGGCGACGGCTACCTGTCGCGTTTCGTGCGCGACGGTCGCCCGGAATCGCTGGCGCCTGCCGATCGCGAGTATCTCGCGCGATGGTTCAACGTCGACACATTCGAGCTTGGCGACCGGAACAAAGCTAAGCCGGATTGAGGGGCGCGCCAGCGCCGGACGGCGATGCTTCGTTGAAGTCGTGCCCGTCGAAGCGCCAGATGTTGGCCAATGCGCGATAGAACCAGCCAGGCCGGCATGGATCCTTCACTTTTCCGAACACCTGTTGCTGTGCCTTCATCGCGCTCAGCGCGAGCAGCGCGTGATATGCTGGCTCCTCCTCGCCGCTAAGCTCGTCGAGTTTGCACTGAAGAACCTGCAGCTTGTCGGGGTCGCGCGTCGCCTCGCTCACGATTTCGCTATAGCGCCGGCGGAACATCGCATGCGCGCGAGCGCGGTTCGAAAGATCGAACGTCAGATCCAGCGCGCCGGCGACGACCGCGATGATCGGTCCCCAGATCTTCATTAGCGGCCACATGTCGACAAAGGCCGCGGCTCCCGCCGCGATCACTGCGAACATCAACCAGCGATGCCATTGGTCGAGCCATGCTTCCCGGGTCGCGTGATAATCCATGTTCATCAGACATGGATATCGGACCTGGTTCAGCGTGAGGGGGGCCTCGGCGTCGGGTGACCCTTGTTGAAGCCGCCGTCCCTGCGGCTCGGACTTGGCTCTGGAGGAGGGGGCGGCGGCGGCGGAGGGGGTGGCGGCGTCGGGCTCGTGCTTGTCCATGGCGCGTCAACTCCTCGGCTATGCATATGCTTCTCCCCTGAAGCTCTACGCTGTTCGCGAGCACTTGGAGAGTCAACTTGGATTTGGTCCACTTCAGCGCGACCGGTGTGCCTCGCCCTATTTGGTCGGGCAGTTCGTCGGCGCCTTGCCCGTCTCGAAGATCGCCTTGACGCAGCGGTCGTAGGCGTTCCGCGCCCCTTGGCGCATGTTGAGCCGCGACACGGCGCCGATCGCCTCGGCCAGCAGATCAAGCTGCTCGCCGTATTCGCCTTTATCGATCAGGATCAGCTCGCCGGATTTCTTGCCGGTCAGGGCGGGTAGGCGTTCCGTCTTCGTCGTTTCAGCGCTCGGCGTCGGCAGTATCGGCCGATCGGTTCGCATCCCCGACGAGATCGTTGAGGTGGCTCCGCACCCCGCCAGTGTCGAACACAGCGGGAGGAGCGCCAGAGCCGGCAGCAGCGCCAGGCGTCGAATCGAGGTCATTGTGGATCTCCGCAATCTTGGAACGGACGAGGGTGGTGGTCTTGTCGTCGGCGATCGCCACGCGCCTGCCGATCGCGTCGACCGTGGCTTGTGCCTGGCGCTCGTCGGTGCGCGCCTCGGCGACCGTCTTGGCGTGCGCCTTTTCGGCCTGCACCTGAACCTTGGCGCCGCCGGCGGTTTCGCCGCGGTGGTAGATGAAGGCGTAGATGACGCCGAGCAGCGCCGCGATGATGAGCGCGTCGGCCAGCCATTTGAGCGGACCCTTGAGCCATGTCGGCACGGCAGCGCCGAACAGCCCTAAGAAGAATGTCGGGATCATGGGGTGGCTTCCTTTTTCTGTTCGGCCTTCGGCATCACCGACAAGTCGAAATAGGTCATGCCGCCGGCGTGGTAGATCATCGTGGCGCGGCGGCCGTGCGGCATGTCGGTCCAGTTCGACTTGGTCGCGCGGCCGAGGTAGCCCGCGATCACGCCGCAGAGCGTGTCGGCGAGCGCATCAGGCTCGCGAGCGCTGTCGACCCAAGGGATTGCGACAATATCGATGTCGCGCGACAGCGAGCCGTGCACGGCAAGGGCGTACCCATCGCCACGCGCGGCCAGTCGCATCGCTGGTAGCATTTCCTCGAGCAGCTGCTCGACATAGGCACGCGTCGCGCGTCGTTCGGTCTGACTGTCCTTGCCGCACTCGAAATGGCTGGGCATCAGACCTTCTTCCCGAACGGCTTTACGATGAAGCCGTTCTGCCGGTGATTTCTCCGTCCGACGATGAATAGGGTCCATGGCTCGACGCCCGGCACGAACTCGAATGCGTGGATGTATTTGCGCGACCGGACGACGATCGAGCCGGGCTTGAGCACTCGACTGGCCCATGGGGTATGCTCGACAAGCGTGCCGCGCAGGACGACGGTGATCGACCATCGCGGATGATCGTGCATCTCTTCGTTGAACGTCGCGACCCACTGGTGCAGCAGGATATTGAACGGACGCCACCAGGGCGGCCGATCATGGTGTTCCCCGTTCCTGCCAATCCATTCGTCCGGCCAGAACGGCTGGTACCGGTGAATGATCAGCACGCCGTCCTCGTGCCGCACGACGCGAATAGGATGGCGCTCGCGCGCCTGTGCCCGGGCGATGAATCGATCGACGAGGCAGACCAGCAGCCCACGCATCAGTCGAACCCCTTGCCGCACTTCCGGCGATCGACATTGCCGATCCGCGCGCGCAGCCAGCCTTTCAGGAAGCGGCCGAGCGACGGGCTGACGCGGACGAGGCGCCGGTATTCCGCCTCCTGCTGGCGATCGAGCGCGTCGAGCGTGGCGACGCAGGCGGGCGTGACGCCAAGCTTTGCCTGCACCATGCGATAGGCGTTGATGTCGTCGGGACCGAGCGCGGCCGGGCTGTTCGGGAGCCGCGTGCTGGCAAGCCTGTTCATCGTCGCCCGAAACCAGCGGTTCGGCCGGGCAGGCCCCATATTGACCGCCGTGTCGACCATCTCGCCAGCGATGGCGGGTTCGACCTCGACCAGCGGCAGATAGCCCGGAGCGACGATGTAACTGCGGAAATAGACGCCGTCCGCGCATGCGGTGGCGGGGCCGTCGCAGTGCTTCGGGAACCGCCGCATATCGCCGTGATAGCCGGCCTGCCGCGCCACGCCCTCGGTGACCCCGTAGTTCGTGGCGCCGCCGGGGTCGTGTGGATCGTTCACATAGCCACCCTCGACCGCGTAGACGCCGCCCAGGATGACGGCGATCGCCGCAGCGACCGCACTCTTGCGCGCGTTGCTTGCGCTGGGCGCGGAAGCCGGCGGGACAAAGGGGGAGGGCGCCTTAGCCATCGGTCTTCGCCTTTTTCTGCGCGACCACACGCGATATCCCGACGGCGACGAACAGGATGACAGGGATCGAGTGCAGCAGCGGCGCGGGCAGATATGCCCGCATATCCGCTGGCAGGGCGTTCCACGCCGCCGTCAGCGTGTCAGGGAACCACTGGACGAAGCCGGTGACGATCGCGCCGAGCACAGCCAGACGCATGCTCCAGAAGCGCCACCACTGGCGCGCGTCGTCGATCAGGCGGGCGCGGATCGGCGCCCACCACTTTCGTAGCAGGTTCATGGATTCCTCCAATGCGGCGAGGTGCCGCGGGTCAGGCGTGGTCGTAAGTGTCGGCTATCTGCGCGGTGGCGCTGATCAGCGGATCGGCGGCGAGCGCGCGATCCACTTCAAGGACGAGGCGATCGATATCGGGAATCAGCGCCGAAGGCGGACAGGCCTCTCGCAAGACCAGCGCAGCGTGCTGCGGTTCCGGGCGGGGCTGGACGATCGTCAGGTGAAGCGGCGATACCGCCATAAGTGCCAGCGCGAGTACGATCAGCCACGGCCCCAGGGCCTCGAGTCCCATCATTTTGATGCGCTCCGTTGTTCGCCGCCGGTCGGGACCAGGACCTCTAACTTCGCCTCGATCCGCGCGGTGCGTTCGTTGATCTTGTCCAGCTTGTCGGCGTCGGAATCGCGCCTGGTTTCCAGGGCGGTGATGCGGCGTTCGTGCTCGGCCAACTGGCTCATCTTTCCGCCGCCCGCCCAAAGGAAGCCGGCGATCAGGAAGAGGGTGGTGATCACGGGAAGCCACGCCAGCCATGCAGGGGCGGACTTGGACGTCGTGGTCATCGGAGAGGGTACTCTTGTGGGAGGAAGGGACGCGATCGATCAATGGGATGCGGGCTTTCGCGGAAGCGTCGGAGCGGATACGGGGCCGTCATGACAACATCGCGCACGCCGGATCTGATCAAGCCGCTGACCAGCGTTCGTTTCTTCGCCGCGATATTCGTGGTGATGTACCATTCCGGCTCGGGGTTCATGACCGCGCAAGCCGGCGTGCCGGGATTCGTTAAATCGCTGCTGCTAAACGGCTATACCGGGGTGACGTTCTTTTTCGTTCTGTCGGGTTTCATCTTGCACCATACCTACCGCGGAAGGCTTGTTGCACCGGGGAGCGTCCGGAAATTCGCGGTCGCAAGGTTTGCGCGCATCTATCCGGTGTACCTCCTTACGATGATCGTGATGTTCCCGTTCGCGGGCGTGAACTACGACTGGCGAGATTTGCCGCAGTTCTTCTTGCTGCACTGGTGGATCACCGCGCCCTGGCCGCTCCTCGGTATATGGAACGGACCGTCCTGGACGATCTCGGTCGAAGCATTCTTCTACGTCTGTTTCCCTGCGCTATCGAGGGTGACGGACCGGCTATCTGGCCGGACAATCTGGATCGCGCTTGCCGCCCTCGTCGGGGTGGATTTCGCGACAGGTAGCTCGGCATTTTTCTCGTTGCACCCGACCTATTTCGACTGGCTGCGATGGGTGCCGACGCCGATCGTTCGGTTGCCTGAATTCATCATCGGCGTGCTTGTGGCGGAACTGCATTTTCGTCGCGACGGCAGAACATTCCACGTGTCCGTTTGGGTGCCGGTGGTCGCGCTCGCCTTAATCCTTTGTCTCTCCCACGAACCCTGGGTAGCGTCGGCCGTCACGATGCTGGCGGCGCTTTTAATCGCGGCGCTGGCAAGTGATCGGGGTTCGCTGATCATTCGGGTACTTCAGCATCGGTGGGTCGTCTTGTTGGGCGCAGCGAGCTACTCGCTCTATCTTTTGCATCAGCCGACTCACTTCTATTTGGTCTGGCTGCTGGGTCCCAGCAAATGGCTGGTGCCGCTGCAATATCTCTGCGTCGTGTCAGCGTCCTTGATGGTGTTCCTCTGTATCGAAGAACCAGTTCGCGAGTGGATACGATCGCGCGGCAAAATGAAGCCGTCGGTTATTGAAGAAGTCGCGGAGCGGCCGTTGTGATTGCAAATCCAGTTGGCCTCGAGCGCTCGTGTTGGTAGGCGGTCCAACGATGACCGTCCCACTTACCGCCCGGATTGCCAGGTCCCTTGGCTTCATGCGTCACGTTCGCGGCTGGCCCGCTATTGCGACGAGACTCGCCAAGCACGACGTTGAGTTCGAAGCGCGCCGCGGCCGAGGGCGGTTCGCAGGAAACCTCAATTCCGCGATCGACCGTGAAGCTTACCTGTACGGCGCCTATGACTGGCACAAGATCGGGCCATTCCTTGCCCAAGCGAGGCGCCGGGGGACGATCGTCGACGTCGGCGCGAACATAGGTAATCATGCGCTAGCCTTTGCCAGGCACTTCGAGCGGGTCATCTCATTTGAGCCCAACCCTCAGATCTGGCCGGCGATCGAACGCAATATTGCGATTAATCCCTGGGCCAACATCGAACTGCACAAGGTCGGTCTCGGCGAAGAGCCGGCGGACCTGCCGATCTTCGTCAACGACAATCACGGCCTTTCGACCTTCCTGACCGGCGAGCTCGACAATGCCAAGGGCCTCGCCGCTCACATTGCTGTCGGCGATGAGGAATTGGCGGGCGTGACGATCGACGCGCTGAAGATCGACGTTCAGGGATTCGAGCCGCACGTCCTCCGCGGGTTGCGTGAGACGATAGAGGCTTCCCGCCCACTGATCTGGGTGGAGATCAGCGAAACCACGCTGCCCAAGCAGGCCACGTCGGCGCTCGCAGAGCTGATACCGTCAACGTTCCGTATGATGCGCTTCATCGGCAAGAAAGGCGTGTTGCTCAATCGAACGATGCTTATCGAGCACACCGACGAACACCTGCCGGTGGGCGATTATCTCATTATACCGGACGGGTACCTACCGCGCTAAAGGACCTGGCCGGCGTCATTCAAGAGGTCGCGAGCGTAGGAGAAGAAGTCGTCCATCTCGCCGCTCGAGAGCAGCTTCGTGTAGATCGCGAGCAGCGCGATGCGGCCCAACGGCGTTGCGTTGTTGTAGTAATGGGTTCGAAGCTTCTTCGTCGTGCTGCCGACCGGGTTGGCCGTACGCGTCGTAGCAGCTGCCGACGCAACGCGGGCCGGTCCAGAGCGCTGGATAAACCCCTGGGCGCTTGTGGTGCTGAATTGCGACACGCCCATCGTCCAGGTCGTCGCACCGTTGGTAAAGCCCGCACCGGTGGTCACGTTGACAACCACCGCTGCCGAGTCGCGGCCAAAGGTCTGGATCTCACCCGCACCCTGGACCAGCATGCCCATCGAGCCGCCCGTTATGTCATCGGTGATGAGGCCCTGGTTCACCGGCGCTTGAAAGATGCTGATCAGCGTAACCGCGCTGCCGATATTGAAGATATCGCGTGCTAGGCCGGCGGTCTCGAAGAAGCGGGTGTACGCGCGCATAGTGCCACCGCCGTTCGTCGCGCCTGGAACCAGGTTATAAGTGCCGGCGCCGCCGGTACCCGTTCCGAGGGATGCGATGATGCCCTGCGTGCCGCCGACGGCCGTGGCGAGTTCGATGGTCATACCGACCGCGAGCGGATCGCCAGACACCGTGCCCGTCACCGTCAGCAGATTACCCCCGCTGATAGTCCCGGCAAAGCTCGTCGACTGTGGTCCACCAGCCAACCCGATTGCGTCCGGTGCGCCCACAAGGCGGCCATCGATGATATCGGTGAAGAGGTTCTTGGTCGGCGTGTCGGTGAGCGATGAGCCGAACATATAGGCGGCATAGCCCGCGCCGTAGGTCGGGCACGAACGCGTACGGCCGTATCCGAGCCCAGAGGCGTCGACGCCGCTAAAGGGAATGTAGATCCTGCTCATATCAGGGGAACCTCACAGATGGGCAGCCAGCGGTACATCGGCAGCCGAAGATAATTGGGGTCGAAAATGGCCGTGGCGTCCGAACGGCTTTCACCGATGTTGGTCCAGCCCTTGGTCGTGTTGCCGGTGTAGCCGCAGCGGAACTTCCACGTGTTCGTTGGCGCGGCAGGTGCATCCCAGACGATACGATCGCGCGAGACGACACGGGGGTTGGACAGCACCTTCGCGACGCCGCCGGCATCGACCGCGGCGACCCCCCAGTTTGAAAGTACAGTAGTATCCGCCACCGTCAGCCCACCCACAATCTTGTGGCCGGGCCTGATCGGGAAGGTCGCGATGATCTGCGAACCTTGCGCCCTGAATGTCGGAACCATTGGTGCGACGCGAGTTCCATCGAACAGCAATCGCTTGAGGTGCCACCCGAAATAGGCGCCGGCCAGTTTCGACCCGGCGCCGGACAGGTGGACGTTTAATGCGCTGCCCTGTTCACACGCATATTGAATGCAGGCGAGCAAGAATTCCGGCTTGTCGATCGCGAGTTGCAGTTGATCAAGCGCGACGTGCGGGATGGGCGCCAAATATGTCGGGTTCGTATGGGTGGCGACCTGACCCAGCAACATCGGCAAACGGAAGCTGCCACCGACGATCTGCCGAGCCTTCGCTTGCCGCTGCGCCTGTACAGTCACCGCCTTGTTGTAGAAATACTTCTCGTTCCCGGTCGGGTAATTGGTTGCGTCGGAAGCGTTATCGTTCGTCCCGATCATCATCATCTGGGCGGCCGGCGCGTAGCTTTTGCCAAGCCCCGAGTACAAGACCTGCGCCTGTCCCATGCTCGCATAAACCCGCTGCGCAGTGAGCCCGGTCAGGGTATCATCTTCGGTGATGATCCCCGACCCATTGCGCCCATCGTCGGCCAACAGGAACCGCATTCCCGAGCCCGTGAAGTCGATGCCGTCCTCGTCTTTGAGCAGCTGGACGATCATCTGCGCGCAGCCCGACAAAGGTGTTTCGCCGTGGCTAGTCCAATCGTCCGCATCGACGCCGTAAGTTGTCTCGAATGCTGCCGTGAGAGCGGCGCGGTTGGCGAGGAGATCGGGGTCCGACGAACTCGAAATGTCGTTGATGTCGTCGGGGACGATGCTTGCCTTGGCGAGCCCCGCGTTGCCGAACATGTCCGAGTAGGCGCTCGGAGTGGTCGAGTAGAGCGGCGATGATCCATGGCCCAGCGAGAGCGACTCTCCCGACATGTGCAGTCCAATGCGTTCGGCAATGATCCGCATGTCGGCGATCGTCGGATCGGGCGCACCGCGCAAAGCCGCGTTGATCTGCCGCGTATGACTGTCGATCACCACGTGCTGCAGTGTGGTCGGCGTAATCCGGAACCAGTTATAGCCGTTGGGGTCGGTCAGCGCCCATGCCGCAGGGCCTTGTGGTGCGAAAAGGGGTTGCTTCGCCGCGTAGACTTCAAGGCTCGTGACCCGGGTGCGGATCAGGTCGATTGCCGGGTGCTTGAAGTCGGTCAGCGTGGTGTCGAGCCAGCGGTAGCCATTCACATCGGTCAGGGAGAAGCGCTGCGGACCCGCAACCAGGAAGGTGGTCGGCTTGATCGGCAGCTTGATCTGGGCGCCGTCGGGTCCGAGCACGATTGCCGGCGTCGACGTGCCATCGTTCGTGTACAGCCCCAGGCTGGCGCCATCACTCGTGGCGGCCCAATAGGTCTTCGTCTGAGCAACCAGCGGACCAACAACGGCGGTGGCGCTGGCCCCGGTAAGCCCGGCAGATGCGGTGAAGGCCAGCGTGGGCGGAGTTGTGCCCGTGCCGACGCCGGGGTTCGTGATGGTGATCGCCGTCACGGCGCCGCCGGCGACGGTGAAGGTCCCGGACATTCCCGTGATCGAGCCGCCGCTAAACCCGAGCGCGAAGGTGCCGTTGGTGCCACCGGAGCCGCCGACTAGACTGGTCGTGCCTGTCACACCGCGAGGCAGCGCCAGCGCATAGGCATTGGGATATGACCCGGCAGCAGCCGACGCATTGACGACCGACAGGACGCTCGCATCGGACGCGACGCGGTCCGCATGGACCTGCAACCGGTCAACCGAGGTCGCAGCGGCATCAAGGCCAGTCTGGACCCGATCAGCCGCAGTCGCGTTGACCGCGCCGGTGATGGCCGCGACACCGCCGGCGACCTCGCCCTGCGCCTCTTGAATCTCGGAGATGATCGCGGCCGACACGGCATCGGTCAGCCTCTTCGCCTGGCTGGCGACCTGCTTTCCGTTCTGCCAGATCGGCACGAGTTCGGAGCCGTCAAGCGGCTGGGCCGCTGACGGATAATCGGGAATTGAAGGCATGGATTTCTACCCGAGAGAGGGTTTCAGTTGCCGAGTGCGATCCAGACGACGCCGTCGCTGGAATCGGTGTTGCCCGTGCCGCCGGACTTGTTGAGAAAGGCAGTGAAGCCCGTCGTCGCGCTGCTGACGAGCTGGGCCCAGACGTCGCGCGTGGCGCCTGCGGAAGAATTGACGGCGATCGGCAGCGCCGCCCAGCATTTGGTTGGGAATGCGGTGTCGAAAGGGATCGTGAGGCTCTGCTCGACTAGGGCGCCCGAATACTGACCCGCCTTGACGATGAAGCCGCCGGGCAGCGGCAGGCTGACCTGGTCGGTTCCGATATGGACACCGCCGGCGCCGTTGGCGACGAACAGAATGCTAAGCGCCGCGAGCAGCTGGGCGTGGTTCGCCTTGTCGGGCGTGAGACCCGCCGCCTCAATTGGCGCAAGAATCTCTTCCTGGACCGCGTTGCACCAGTCCGGGTCGAGCGTCGTGTATGGAACGCCCCCCAGCAAATTCCCGTGGGCGAAAAAGCCTGGCGAAGCAGTCCCCGTCCCGGTCGCCGCAGGCGTGGGAAGCGCGGCCGCACGCGTCGGCCCGTCAATTCTGTTCATGAAACCTCTACGCGTTGAGGAAAAGCAAGGTGCCCTCGGCGGGTTGGACCGCCTCCAGCTCGCATTTCAGCACGGCGACCGGCAGGTCACCGGTGACAGCGTCGATCGTGACGCCCCACACGAACGCGACCTCGTCCCCGCAAACGGGGCTGCCGGCGGTGCTGATCCCCGCGCGGCAAGGTGCGTAGTTCGTGATCGAGATATCGAACCCGAGCGCCGCGGCGAACTCGGTGAAGTGCTGGCGCGATTGGCCGCCGGCGTTGACGAACCGGCCGCGCACCTGGTTGCAGCGCTGCGCGAACGTCGGGGCAGCGCCCGCACACGGATCTGGTAGGCCGAGCGTTGCCTCCCATTCGGGCAGCAGTGGCGTCAGTTGGCCGGGCAATGAGCTGTCGAGCAGCATGCTCCCGGCGCCGTCGGACCGCTCGAACGTCTTGCCGATCGCCCTGCGCACCGACTCCTGGACCGATCCGGGCTCTTGCGGCCACAGCCGGCCGCGCGGCATCAGCCCGAGCGCGGCAATCGCGTAATCTACAGCGACGTAGCGTGGCACCTGGGCGACAACGGGGACGGGCAGGTTCGTGGGCGCGCGTCGCGGCACCGGACGCGGCGTAGGGGGGAGCAAGGCGCCGGGCGCAACGCCGGCCGGTAGCGCTGGCGCCGGGGGCGGCGCGACGGGGATAGATGGACCCGGCGGCGCCGTCGGATCGATCGGCGTAAAGCTCGGTGGACCACCGTAACCGGGATCCGTGTCGAAGATCGGATAAGGCAGCGACATCAGGCAAAGACCACGCTGGCAATCGTAGCCAGCGCGCCGTCGCTCGACTGGACGTTGCCCACCGAGCCGCCGCCGATGATCGATCCAGCGGTGCAGGCGATCGTGGTGACGACGAACCCGATGCTGCCCGGCACCGCCGCGATGGCGGCCTCGAGCGTGGAGAGGTACGTGATGCCCCCCGGGACGCCCGCACCGCGCAGCGCAGCCGCGCAGGCGGTCGATATCGCTGCTTTGACCGCGGTGCTGGCGCCGGAAAGGCCGGAGACCGTGATCGTCAGGGCATTGGGAATTGGGGCGACCGCATAGACGAGCGCGATCGTGCTTTGCAGCGGGAAGATGTAATTCGCGACCGTCAGCTGATCGCCCGTGGCCGGCGTCGCGCGGGACTCATAGGTCGAACAGCCATCGGTGCCCTGCGGGAAACCGTTATGCGCGGCCTGGGCGTCGTCCATCATGAACAGGATGGCGAGCGAGCCCGGGCCCATCGCGTTCCGCTTCAGCCAGGCGCGCGTCACGCCCGGCACTTCCAAAGCCCAACCGGGATAGTCGGTGACCGCGCCGCCCTGGGGAGGCGCGGCGTAGCGCTGGAGCATGCGCGTGCGCAGGTCCGCGTCTGCCTCAACGTCGGCGCCGCCAACGACAGCACCCACGGCCGCTCCATCGCCCGTCACGCCGGACACGCCGGCGACAAGTAGCAGCGTTGTGCCATCGTCGGCGTTGCCGTCGACGCCCGCCAGGTCGGCGGTGAAATCGACGGTGATCGAACCGCTGACAACCGCCGCATCGCCCGTCGTGGTATAGGTGAAGCCGTCCGAGCGCGCGATCACCGTCCCGGCAGGAATGCTCGAGCCGACATTGGCGGGAAAGGTCCCAGAACCCGCCGCGGCGCTCGCGGCCTTGCGATAGACGTTCTTCAGGGCGGCCCAGCCTTCGAGGAACTCGCCCGTCGCCGTGAATGGCACCGAGTTGAGGGCGATCCAGTCGAGATAGCCGTAATGGCCGTTCGCCATCGCCGCGACGACCTCGGAGAGTACGCCAAGGTTCGAGTAGCGGAGCCGGGCATCGATACCCGGAAGGTTGGCGTTGATGTCGTCCTGCGCCTGGTCGCGCAGCGCGCCCAGGTTGGGGCGATCATACGGCATATCAGAGGTCCTCCCAGAGCACGGCGAATGCAAGTGCCCGGCGCGTGCCGTCGGTGCGGCGGAAGCCGACCCGGACGTAGAGTTTGCCGAGCTCGGGGCTTTCCAGGTCGACATCGATCGCGACGACGACGTTGTCCTGGATCATCCAGTCGAGGGCCTGCTCGATATCGTTCTTGACCAGCGCCTTGGTGATCGCATCGAGACGCGATCGCGCGCGAAGCCAGAGCTTCGAGCCGATCGGCCCCGCCCACCAACCGCGCGGGTCTTCGTCGCCGAGCAGCAAATTATCGTCGGGCCCGGCTTCGGCATCGCTGAACAGGCTGATCAGCGCAGCTGTGAACAGGTCGTCGCCGGCGGCAAGGATTCCGCCGGCCGTGAATTCTGCGTCGATCGGACGGCCGTGCTCGTCGCGCACGCTGTTGCCGTTTTCGTCGGTCCAGGCGACCGAGCTCGGCGCCGAGACCGACCAGTCGCCGACGGAGCTGTCGGCATTCCAGATCGTTGCGATGTCGGTCATCTGGCGCCTATGCGTCGTGGTCGGTCAGGCCGCTGCTGGCGCTGCCCGCCGCCACCCCGGTGTGCTTGTGCTGGTGATAGGCATCGCGCAGGCCGTTGAGGCTGACGGTGGTGCCGGCCGATCGGGAGACGACGTCACCGGTGACATGCAGGTCGCCTTCGACCGTCAGCGTGCTGAAATTGTGGATCCGCGCCGGCTTTCCCGCGCAGTCGATCTCGAGGCCATCGGCGGTCAAGCTGATCACCGCGCCGCGAACATCATAGAGGGCGCTGTCACCCGGCTGGAGGTTCTTCAGCCGCGACGAAGCATGATGGGTGGCGATAACGAAGGTCTGGCTGCGATCGCCGCCCAGGTGGATCATGAGCACCCCGGCATCCTCGGGGGGCACGGAGGCGATGCCGAACTGCGACAGGCGGTTGATCTTGTCGAGCACGCGCGCCTTGAACCCGGTCCCGCGCGCGCCCTGAGTGATCTGCAGGACCTGGGCGTCGCCAGTATCGTCCACCGCGGTCACGCGGCCGAATCCGAAGAGGCGGCCAAGCGTCATTGCGGCGACGCCGGCGCGACATCGGCCGTGTTGACCGGATTGACGACGATCGGTTCGGGCACAAGCGCCTCCCGCGGCATCAGGAGCAGATCAGCGGTCGTGCCGCCTTCGTTCGATCGGCGGAACGTCACCTCGGACAAGACGAGCTCGGGCCCGGCGCGATTGCCGGGCAGGTCGACTGGCACGATCGTATTGGGAGCCCAGAGTTTGCCGTCCTTGTCGCGCCAGCTGTCAACGGTGGCGCGCACGACATGGGCGCGGCCGACGCGGCGGGCCGAGTCCCACAGCGCCTTCGTCTTCGTGAATTCGATCGGGTCGGCTGCGACGTTTTCGGTGACGACATAGAGCAGGCGGTGACGCGGCACATTCGCGTCCTTCGCCTCGAAATAGAAGTAGCTGCCGGGCCCCTCGACGTCGGCGATCGCCGCGCTCGTGGGGAAGGACGAGCAGACTATATTGGAATACCGGGCATCCATGCTGTTCATGCACTGCCAGACCTGTGCGTTGACCCCGTAGGCGACGCCGCTCGCGGCCTTCTTTTCCCCGACCTTGGCGAGGATCAATCGACCCTCGGAGTTCTCATAGGCGAGCAGTCCGGCGTTGCGCGCGAACTTCTGGATGATCTCGGCTGCGGTCTCGCCATAGTTGAGCGCCCAGCCGGTCGCCTCCGGCCCGGGTGAAGCGCCGGGCCCCATCTGCACGTCGATCTTGTACGGCAGCACCAGCTGCTGCGCGACGTAGAGCGCCGTCCCCTTGATGATCTGGCCGGTTTCCCACTCGGCCGAGCAGTCGACCAGGTCCTGGGTCCGCCCGCGGCCTTCGATCGCAACGCTGTGGGTTTCCGAGGTCCCGCTTTCATCGCTGCGGTCGACGTAGCCGGTGATGACCTTGTCGTTCCCGATCAGGATCGTGCATTCGCTGCCCTCGATCGGAATCAGGTCCCCGTCCTCCGGCGCGATCGAGCTGGCCCCGATGCTGAAACTGTTGGGGAAGCCCTCGACCCGGAGCGTGATCGATACGTCTTCCCACCCGCCGAGCTCCGTATCGGCGACGTTGATGAAGACCTCGTCCTGGTCACGAGGAACGCTGTTACCGGAGACGATGATGTCGTCGGGCTGGCCACCGAACGGGTTGGTCATGCCGCGAGCGCCGTGAAGTCGCTCGGCATGAAGAGCGGGTGAGAAACGCCAGCCTGGGCAATGAGTTCGGCGGCGCGGTTGGGATCACGATACAAGCGTTGCGCAAGCGCCGGCGCCGGAAGGCCGGCGGGAAGGGACCAGGCGCGCAGACCGGCAAGCGTCGCGCCGCGGGATCGCAGATCGCGTATGACTGCGCCGCGCGCGTTGCGCAGCGCCCTGAAACTTTCATCGTCACCGGCGTCTGCGGCCTCCTCCGAGAGGCCGCCGATGCTGCTCGCCAGTTGGCCTATCAGAGTTGCGGCCTCGTCGGCGCTGCTGGGCTGATACCGAGCACCGGCGTTGACCATCTCCGCCGCCGCTGTCCGGCGGATCATACCGGCATAGGCCGTGCCGATCGGCGTGAGCGATTCCGGCCGTGGCGAGACGAAGGTGATCAGCTGACCCAGCAACCGCATTGCGTCGGCAGGATCAGAACAGGCCGCGGCCAGGCTCTCGACAAGCGCGACAGCGGTAGTGCCAATATCGGGTGCGAATGCGAGGTCGGAGCTGTCGATCGCTTCCCCCGCGGCAGTCGTCGCGCTCATGATGCCGGAGCGAAGGGCCGACGACCGAGCGATCAGGTCTGCGATCGTGGTGCCGCTGACGAATGGCGATAGTGATGTGCCGAACGCGCCGGCGTTGGACCCGCTCGCGAACCGGCCAAAATTGCCCGGCAGCAGCGCGGCGATGCGGTAGAGGGCAGTCGCATCGGCGCCCAGCCCGATCGTCTTGCTGGTGAACGTGGCGGCGGTGACCTGTAGATCCTTGCGGCGCGCGCCGTTGTTGGCGGCCTCGGCGATCAGCCGAACGCCGTCGGCGACGAGCGCGGCTTTGAGCTTATTGGCCATGGTGAGCAGGCCCGAGGTCGCGCTTTTGGCGGTCGGGTACTGACGCTTGCCGGCCTCGACGAATTCGAGGTCGAGCGTCGACATCTTGCTGGCGCCGAGATCCGCGCCGATCGCGGCGTGCGTGACGACAACATTGATGACGCCCAGCGTCGGGTGCGTTAGCAGGCCGGCGCCCTTCGCCTCGATGGCAGAGACGAGCAGCGCCCGCTGCAGCTGGATTGGGCCACCCGAGAAGACGACGTCGTTGTCGACGATGAAACCGC